TGGATATTATTTTGTAACTTACAATTCAAATATTGGAAATGTTACAACTTCGTTGGATTCTGATGGATCTATTATTGGTATTGGAACAACCTTTATAGACAATATCTACCAAGCATCTTCAGTATCAATAGCACAAACTGCAGTCGTTGGTTTTGGAGTCACTTATGTTGCAAGAGTAATTGCAAGTGTACAAAGTTATATTGGATTAGTTGGGATTACTTCAAGTAATTTCTTTGGTGAATATAGTTGGGGTAGAGTATCTTTAGATAATAGATCAAAAGTCAATGCATATGCTACATATACACTAAATGGAACTGTTGGAATAACTACTGGTACGGTCTTAAAAAGAACTAACCCATTAAGGTTCTCAAATTACATCCCATAAATAAATAAAAACTCTGTAAAATGGCAGCAATTATAACTGATCAGATTAGAATATTAAACGCAAAAAACTTTGTTGCTGGAGTAAGTACAGCAGCAAATTCTTATTATTCTTTTATTGGACTACCAAACCCAACTGATATTCAATCTGACTGGGACACAAACCCACCAGCACCTAGAGATAGTTTTGATGAAGAGAATAGTTATTGGGATACTATGATTGCATTGAAAAAAATCAATGCAAGCGATGTAAGACAAGTTGTACAAAAAAGATTTTGGTCTTCTGGCACAACTTATGATATGTATCGTCACGACTACAGCAGATCAAATACTGCAAAAGTCTCTGGTTCCACTAATTTATATTCTGCAACTTACTACTTAATTAATAGTGACTACAGAGTTTATATCTGCCTACAAAATGGAACAGACCCAGATAATTTGAATGGAAGACCTTCGCTTGATGAACCATTATTTACTGATTTAGAACCAAGATCTGCTGGTACAAGTGGAGATGGATATATTTGGAAATATCTTTATACAATTAAACCAGTAGATATTATCAAATTTGAATCAACTGACTTTATGCCAGTCCCTGCGGAATGGGAAACAAGTACTGATAATGCAGAAGTCAGAGATAATGCAATTGATGGTTCAATTAAAGTTGTTACCATTACTAACAGAGGAGTTAGCGTAGGACCTGCAAATAGAACTTATACAAGAGTTCCTATTCGTGGAGATGGCACTGGAGCAGAATGTACAATTGTTGTCAACAATGACCAAAAAGTTGAATCAATCACAGTATCTAATCAGGGTTCTGGATATACTTTTGGAAATGTTGATTTAGTTGCAGGAAATGTGCCCACAGGAACCACAAGACCAACCTTTGATGTAATTATTTCACCAAAAGGAGGTCACGGAGCAGATATCTATCGTGAACTTGGTGCATATAATGTTTTAATGTACTCAAGAATAGAAAACGATAATCAAAATCCAGATTTTATTACTGGAAACCAAATTGCAAGAGTAGGAATTGTAGAAAATCCAGAGTCTTTTGGTTCAGACCAAATTTTAACTCTAGATAAAGCAAGTTCTGTTTATGCACTCAAACTAACTGGAATTGGAGTTGATTCTGCGATTTATAATGCAGATTCTTTTATTACACAGACAGTTGCAACGTCAACAATTGCAGTTGGTAAAGTGATTAGTTATGATCAAATTACTGGTGTTTTGAAGTATTGGCAAGATAGATCAATGGCAGGATTTACTACTGTTGGTATTGCAATAACTAACCCAACTTATGGATTTGATCAGGTGGAATTTACCAGCACTCCACTTACAGGAGGAAGTCTTACAATTAATGGCGGATCATTACCATTGAACATAGATTCATCATTTACAGGTATATCTACCGTAATAAATAATAGGACATATTATCTTGGACAATCTTTTACAAATGGTCTAGCAAATCCAGAAGTAAAGAAACATTCTGGAAATGTTATTTACGTGGACAATAGACCATCAATCACAAGGTCTCCAAATCAAAAAGAAGATATCAAAGTCATTTTGCAGTTCTAAAGAATTATGCCGCAGCAAACTAACCTTAACGTAGCACCATATTTTGACGATTTTGATGCAACTAATGACTATCATAGGGTATTATTTAAACCAGGATATCCAGTTCAGGCAAGAGAGTTAACAACTCTTCAATCAATTTTACAAAATCAAATTGAAAAGTTTGGGCAACACTTTTTTAAAGAAGGTGCAAAAGTAATTCCAGGTAACACTGGATACAATACAATATATTACTGCGTTCAACTGCAGAATACTTATCTTGGAGTACCTGTTGCAGCATATGCAGATCAACTTGTTGGAACTAAAATTACTGGGCAAGTTTCTGGTGTAACTGCTGTAGTAGATAAGATTCTTTTACCTCAAGATTCGGAAAGAGGAAATCTAACTCTTTATATCAATTATTTAAGTTCAAATACTCAAAATAATGCAACTCAACAATTTTCTGATGGAGAATCGTTAGTTTCAAATACAACAATAACATCTGGTCTTTTAGGAAATACTTCTATTGCAGCAGGTCAACCTTTTGCAGTTACTCTTGCAAATAATTCGACTGCAACAGCATCTTCTTTTCAGATAACAAATGGGGTTTATTTTATTCGAGGTCAGTTTGTTAATGTAAGTACAGAGACTTTAATTCTGGATCAATATAATAATAGACCAAATTATAGAGTTGGTTTATTTGTAAATGAAGAAATCATTAATTCTGATATTGATGAAGCACTAAATGATAATTCTCAAGGATTTAACAATTATGCTGCTCCTGGAGCAGATAGGTTAAGAATTTCAGTATCTCTTTTTAAGAAAAATTTAGACGATTTTGATGATAATAATTTTGTAGAGTTGGCATCGATTAGTGATGGAGTTTTAAGATCACAAAAAACAACAACCGAATATAGTTTAATTGCCGATGAGTTAGCTAGAAGAACTTATAATGAATCTGGAGATTATGTTGTAAGTCCTTTTGATATTTCAGTAAAAGAATCTTTAAATAATAATCTAGGTAATCGTGGCATTTTTAATGCAAATCAATTTACTTATGGGGGATTAACACCTTCCGATGATCTTTCTCTTTATCAAATATCTCCAGGTAAGGCAATTGTTAGAGGTTATGAAGTAGAAACTATAAGCACTACATTTTTAGATGTTGATAAACCAAGAACAACTAAAACACTTGAAAACCAATCAATTAATTATAACACCGGTTCAACATTATCATTGAACAATGTTTATGGTACGCCAGTTACTGGTATTGGTAATACTTATATTCTAAGTTTAAGAAGTGAAAGAGTTGGAACTTCTAACAATATTGCACCGGGAAAAGAAATAGGTGTTGCCAGAGTTTATGATTTTAAACTTGAATCCGGATCTTATAATACCTCAAATCAAAATTTAAATCAATGGGATATTGCACTATACGATGTACAGACAATTACCGAAATTACTTTAAACGAACCTATTACATTATCAGTTCCAACTTTTGTTCAAGGAGGCAATAGTGGCGCAAGTGGATTTATTAAAGATGCAGTTTCTGCAAACACATTAATTACTTTGTATGATACTAAAGGAAATTTTTCAAGAAATGAATCATTTATATTTGATGGTATTGAGTCTGGTTATGTTGCAGTTGCAGTAACTTCTTATGGTGTTTCTGATATTAAATCAGTTTATAGTTTAGTAGGAGCAGCTTCAACTTTTGCAGCAGACACAATTCAATCAATTAAATTTAATGTCGGTATTGCAACAATAAGTCCATCTTCTAGTGGAATTAGTACTGTAGTAAGTCCCAACATATCTTTTCCGGGAAATATTGTTAAAAAAGATAATTTAATTTCATATAGTGACACTTCACTCACATCCCCAGTTTTTGCAAAAGTTGTGAGTGTGGGATCAACTACGATTACAATCACAGGAGTTTCTACCGTATCCGGAATTGCAGATGGCAAACTTCCATCTTCCGCACTTCAAGTTACAGATTTTAAGATTCTTACAACTAATTTATCATCTTCATCTGATAATACATTATATACAAGACTTCCAAAAAACAATGTTTCTTCGGTTGATTTAATAAATGCAAATTTAATTATTAGAAAATCTTTTACCGTAAATATTACATCAAATGAATTATCAATACCGGTAGATGCAGGAACAAATGAAACATTTTTACCTTTTGATGAAGAGAGATATTCTTTAATTAGATCTGATGGTTCAACTGAGGTTTTAACTTCTGATAAATTTGCATTCATTAACGGCGGAACTCAACTTCAAATTTATAATTTAGGTTCTAATGATACTGGTGCAACATTAACAACTACCCTAAGAAAAATTAAACCAAAGGCAAAGGTAAAGAGAAGAAATAGAGTTAATAGTATTGTAATTGATAAATCAAAATATGTAGGTTCTGGTATTGGAGCAACTACACTAAATGATGGGTTAACTTATGGAAACTATGCGTATGGAACAAGAGTTCAAGATAGAAATATTTCATTAAATGTTCCAGATATTATCCAAATTCATGGAATTTTTGAATCTGTTGATACCTCAAGTCCATCTGCACCCAAAATGGTTCTTTCATCAATTAGTGGGTCAACAGGAACTACTTCAGATTTAATTATTGGAGAAGAGATCCTGGGACAAAATGGCGATACACTTGGTATAGTTGGAGAAAAATTAAGTAGTTCTCAAATATCTTTTGTATACAAAAATCAAAATTCTTTTAAAGAAGGAGAATCTGTAACCTTTAGGGAATCCAATATTCAAGCAGTAATTACAACTTTAGATTCTCCAAGTTTTAATATATCCTTTAACTATACTTATTCTGCTGGTCAAAAAGGAACTTTCTATGATTATGGTTCAATTACCAGAAAATTAAATGCGAACGAACCTACTAAAAAATTAAAAGTTTATTTTTCTAGTGGATTTTATGACTCATCAGATGACGGTGATATTACGACTGTAAACTCCTACAACACTTTTGATTATGGGTTAGAAATACCAATTGTTGATGGAGTAAACACCTCTGATCTTATTGATATTAGACCAAGAGTATCTCCATATTCAGTATTAGAAGATTCGAGATCTCCATTTGAATTTTATGGAAGAACCTTCGATGCATCGGGAAATTCTGCAGCAAATATTCTTGCTTCTGATGAAACAATTTTAACTAATTTTTCTTTCTATCTTGGAAGAATAGACAGAATTTATTTAACTAAAAATGGAAAATTTCAAGTTAAATATGGAACTCCTGCAGAAAATCCAGAAAAACCAATCTCAGTTGATGATGCCTTGGAAATTGCATCAATATCATTACCACCATACTTTTACCCATCATCATTAGCTTCTGTTGAATTTTTGGAGCATAAGAGATATCGAATGGTTGATATCAAACAACTTGAAAATCGAATTAAAAATTTAGAGTATTATACTGCACTATCATTATTAGAATCAAATACTGCTAATCTATTCATTTCAGATTCTTCTGGATTAAATCGATTTAAATCCGGGTTCTTTGTTGATAATTTTACATCTACATTAGCACAAGAAACTAATATCGAATTAAATAATAGTATTGATGCTAGAAATAAAGAACTAAGACCAAAACATTATACAAATTCTATTGGTTTAATTTCTGGACCAGTAGAAAATGTAGATCCAATGCAGGATTTGGCATTTTCTCCAATTGAAGGGATTAATGTAAGAAAAACTGGTGATATCATTACACTAGATTATGCAGAAGTTGAATGGTTAAGTCAAACATTTGCTACTAGATCGGAAAGTGTTACTCCATTTTT